GGCGGACGAGTGAAAATCATCCTCATGGTTGAAAACTTGCCTAACATTGTATGAATAACTATACCCCAACAATTTCTCTTCAAAAAACCAATTCGCATATTTAATATGCGTTTTATTCATCTCATAAATATTTTTATAAGGGTCGTATTTCTTCCTGAACGTAGAAAATCTTTTATCTGTAAATAATTTGCGATTATCGTCTCCCACCGTCTCTGTTTTGAAACAGTCATGAACCGCAGCAAGTATGTCGTAATTGTATTTTTTGCCCAACTCTACAAAATTACGCTTTTCGCGATCTGTTAGTATATTAAAAGTTTGAGCCTCTAAAACTAATCTGCACCTATTGCTTGAAACGAAGGAGTCTAGTAGACCCGCCTGTATGAGGGCTGAAAGTGTGCCTATGTTCAGTCCAGCTTGCTTTGCGGACAAGAAAACCTCATATTTGTTATCAAAGGAGTCCTCCCTAAACTCTAAAAGCGCCTGCAAAACCTTATCAGATACACCTTTAATTGAATTAAGCCCATAGCGGATATCCTTGCCTTCAATTTTAAAATCAATGTCAGACTTATTCAAGTCGGGTGGTAATAGTTTAATGTCAAAATGGCCCAACTCTTGAGAAATTCTAGCGATCTCTTCATGGGAATTAGGTTCAAACTTAGTGTATTTTAAAAGACTTAAAAAGAACTCTTTTGGATGGTTAAATTTAAGATAAACGGTAATTGCTGCTAAATAAGCGTAGCTAATCGAATGCGACTTATTAAAAGAATAGTTTGCGGAGTCCTCCGCGACTTTCCACAACACTTCACCAACTGCGGCGTCGAGATTATTTTCTTTAACCTTCTCTTCAATTTTAGCTTTCCACGCTGGCATTTGATCGACTTTTTTCTTGCCAACAATGCGCCTCAATTGCTCTGATTCATCAAGACTAAAGCCAACTTTTACAGCCATTTTCATTAACTGCTCCTGATAAAGGGGGATACCACCCGTGTAACTCAAAATATCGTCAAAAAACTCATGGACAGACTGGAATTCTCCACTTCTGACATAATCGCGATAATTATCCTTAAACTCTAACGCTCCAGGTCTTGCAATCGCCACCACGGCAGAAAGCTGCTCAAGGTTTTGGGGAGCGATTAACTGGCAAACCTTAAAATTTGTCTCAGCTTCGATCTGGAACAGTCCCTGAGGCGAACGTAGGCAAGCTAACGCTGCGTAGATTGAAGGGTCGTGAGGATCAATCTGAGAGGAATCGATGCCTATCTGCTTACAAACATCATAAACAACAGATAGTGTCCTTAAACCTAAGATATCAAACTTGACGCTTAGGCTCGCCACATCGTTCATGTCATAACCTGAAATTAGTGATCCGTCATTAGTCGTTTGCAGGGGCATTATTTCATCAAGTGGATAATAAGAGATTGAAATACCCGAAGGATGCACCCCCGTATTTTTATTCAATCCTTCCAATTTTTTTGCAATGCGAAATACTTTTGGATATTTATCCGCATAAGCCCTAAAGCTTTCGCTCTCTTGGTATGCAACATCTAGCTTGGCGACCTTTCCAAAATGTTTTGGAATAGTGTCACTAATTTGGTTAACATCAACCTCAGAAAGTTCTTCCACGATTTTACCACACTCTTTCATACAAAGTTTTCCACTAAGTGTGTTCAAGGTCAAAATTTTAGAAGTTTTGCCCTTATATTTTTTTTCAATATATTCAATAACTTCGGCGCGGCGGTCGTAAGAAATGTCGTTGTCAACATCAGCTAAGAGGCTTCCATCTAGATAAATCTCGCCCTTATGTTCTATTTTTTTAGCGCGACTTTTTGAAACAAACCTCTCAAAGAATAAATCATATTCTATAGGGTCGATATTCGTTACGCCAATCACATAGAGAACCAGTGAACCCGCTGCGCTACCCCGTCCCGCTCCCGTGGGTATATCATTTTCTTTACAAAAGTTCATGATATCCCAATTAAGGAGAATGTAATCAACAAATCCCAATTCCTGAAAAATGTTTAATTCCTCTTTTAAACGATCATAGTAAACCTGACAATTCTCTAGTTGATCAATTTGCTTTTCTGTCAATCTCTTAAAGCAAAGCTTTCTAAGAAACTGAAAGTTATCTTCCAGGTCTCCACAAGAAACCTCGTCGTAATATTTTTTTTCTATTTTAATTTCTGGAAGTTTTACCCCCACTGGAAACGGCGTTGCGTAGCCTTCATAATCACTTTTCGTCATCTTTTTGTGGTGTTATTACTGTGTCATCTTTACCTAAATAATGTCCAGTTTGTATTTCGATAAAAATCAAAGGTTGCAAAGCTGTATTACAAATTGAGTGTTTGATCCTGCGAGGTATATACATTGAATCGCCTGCCTTGGCAACTCTTTGAGCATGTGGAAATATCATAAAAGACTCACCTTGAATAACTACCCAATGTTGATCCCGCTGTTGATGGTATTCTTCAGGAATGCGATGGTGCGGCTTAACGGTAATTTTTTTTACTGCATATTTACCTGTCCGCAATAACCATTCTGCTTGCCCCCACTCTGCATACTCTATAGTATCACTCATATCTCTAAGTCAAATAGTTGTTTTTTAAATATTTTGAAATTCATTTCTATGTCGTAAAGAGCATCATGCAATCTTTGAGGATCGTGATCTATGTTATATTTTTTCAACAACGTGGCCTGAGATGTCCTTAAACCCCTCTCTTTGTGATTGAGTAATCTATATTGCCAATTGATGAAATTTTCTTTCTCGACAGGAATATCCTTGGCTATAGCTGTAGCTAAAGATTTTGTATCTATAATCCTATTGATGTAAGAGTGGTCCGCATCCATGCCCATCAACCTACGCCACACATTGACCATATAAACATCGAAGCCTAGCAGGTTCTGCCCCACAACCAAGTTGTCTTCGTTATACAAATCGTGAGCAAACTTTTCCCAAACAACATTTGGGGGCATTGATTTCTTGGCGTAATCATTATAAGAGAAACCAGTGACTCTGGCTGCACCTTCCGATACATTTAAGTTAGGCCAATGAATAAAGAAATCTCTTTTATCGATTATCTTATCACCCTCCACAAGTAACCAAGCGACCTGCCAAGGCCGAGAAGTTACCAAGTTTAATCCCTCAGTCTCGGTATCGAAAATAAGACTCAAGACAGAATTCATTACTGCCAAAGTGATTGAGGTTTGGGCTACTTAATGAGGCGGCTCTCCCAAAGTTTCTATTACAGAGAACCTTATAGGTCTGGAGCGCCTCAACGTCTACCTTGTTTTTATATAGGATGGTTTTTACCCGCTTCACTGGTCTGCCCAGCCCTTCAGCGAACTTCATCATCTTTTCGGCCACTAAACCATCAAATGGCAACCCATTAACTTCTAGCCAAAATGTTGGAAGAATGGTTTTAAAATCGGGAATGCATTTCTTAAGATGCATTTGATTATTAAAGATGAAAGAGTCGTAAAAGGGAATAACCAGATTAAGATCATCAGTCCAAACAGAATTTAGATACTTAAAATCAACCTTTCCTTCTCCAGTGGTGTTTGCGTACGAGTAAATTTTATTAAGAAGTCTACAACCAGCATCGTTTTTGGCAAAAATAATTACTTTATGGTCTGAATCATCTTCTTCTCCAATCTCATTGCAACAGCTTATTCGTAGGCCAAAAAGAAGACGAATCCCCTCCTCTTTACATATGTTGTGCGCCTTTACAAAGCCTGTCATCGTGTCCTCAACCAAAACCAATGGGTCAATTTTATGCTCCTTGCAAATTTCAATAATGCTGTCTGGACCACCTTCCGAGGTTACTGGGTCCAGCGTCAGGATACTTTTTCCTATTGAAAATGTAGACTTAAATACTGGTGTCATTTCCATAAAATAGCACCAAGAGAAGACCTGTCAAGAAGAATGTGCGGGGCAACCTTGATAATACTTCATTTCGTAACCACCGCCTTTAGGCACCAGTTTTTCCGTAAACTGCTCTTCGAAATATGAGCCAACCCTATTTTTATCTGCGTCCCAAACCTCATAAAAGAAAAAGTCAAACTTCATTGGGCAGTGCCACTTTGGCGATCCGTCTTTTTTTAACTCGCCTTTCTGTGTTGCGAAGCCGCAAAGTAATTTTCCACTGAAGGAGTTGTCCGTGGGAAAGCCTTGATGTGCGGCATAATTTGTTCTAGCGTCCTTTTCGGAAAAGCCGTCGAGGTATTTTTGTATTTCACAAAGCTGCATCTCAAAGCCACTCAACTCATCCTGATTTAAAGCTTTCATGCGAACCACGCCAGACTTTTTAGCGTTGGGATCGAGATCAAATTTCAAGAAAAGAAATTCGCTAACCCTATCTGAGTATTCGGGAAATAAATTCTTAACCGCCAAACTATACATCAGGTCCTGCAAATTGTCGGTCTGATCCTTCCCTTTAAAAACGTCCTTGCTAGTTTTAAAGTCCCTAATTAGGGCAAATTTTTGTTTTTTATATAAAAAAAGCTTATCAATAAAGCCTCTTATTTTGTATTGTATTTGCCCATCATTTTTAATGATGTCAAAATCTTTCTCAGAATACTCTCTTGTGGGTCTACCTAAATCTTGGCCAAAAAAATCATACGTTAGCCCATTGTAGATCATCTCCTTCATGAGGTCGATGTTTTCCTCATCATCCACGCCCTCCTTGACGGCATGTTTCAAAATCAGTCGCTTAATCGACGGAATAGAGAAGACATCTTGGGTTTTTAATATTTTATTAAAATATTTCTTCCTTCCTTTTACGCCCAGAACCTCAAAGACTAAGTGGCAAATAGAACCTCTTCTTGCCCCATCATTACCCTTTTCTGGTAATTTTAGCTTATACTTGCACCAATACAACCAAGAACAGGACTGCGCGGTTTTGATTCTACTGGCGGAAAGGGGTGTTATTGGTTCAGGCATCACTAAACATTAAGGCGGTCTTAATTTCTTTCTTAGTGAAGCAGGAGGTATTTTCTTTAATGAACTCTGAAATATAACTTAGCTGTTTGGCTTGATTATACTCTTTTTTAATCCAAAGTTTATTGAAATCGTGGCCATCGCGATGAGCATCACCAAAATCATTATATGGCTTGGGTGGGAATTTTACAATTAATGTATCTAAATCAAAGTAACCAGATAGTTTGATGAAGGTCTTTATCGCTGCCGTAAATCCTCTATTTTCCCCACCGTGGTCATCATTATTAGTAGAGATAAAAATCCTATTAATAGACTTGCTATTAAGATAGTTAATAATGTGACTGTTAACGGATAAGCCAAACATAACCAAAACGTTTTTAATACCTTGCTCATAAAGTGCCATTGCATCACCGATGCTTTCAACTAAAATTACTTCTTTTTTTAAGTCTATCTCTTCATTTACACCCGAATCCTGATTGAACGCTGGGTAAACCCAATTGTTGCGACGGCCAATATGCTTCCATTTCGGGTAATTGTTGTTGTCGTCTACTTTCCTGCCAGAAAAACCTATGATTTGATTATGTTCGTCATGGATTGGAAAAACCATTCTTCTGTACATCTTGCCGACGCCTGCTAATCCAACCTTAAAAGATTTTTGGGTAGCTTCCGAAATACCCCTCTGGGAATAAAAATTGTAATTTGGAAAAAGCTTCTCTAACGAGGATTTGGGGTAAATTTTTTCCATCTGTATAGCCTCTTTCTGTTTGTAAACTGAAGTGATCTCCCTTTTGGCGCCACCTAAAATGGCCGATAACTCCTTTGGATTGTCCCGCAGTGTGTCCTTAATTAAAGCCTCAAATGGCTTGGAGCCTTTGTTTTGCACAAAGTCCATCCATACACCAGTATTCTTATAAATCTTAAGGGCAGTTTCATTGTCTCCATCTCTATAGACAGCGCGAGTTCTCCAATGATCTCCGCAGTCGATAAGTTTGTAGCCAATCGATTCTAAGATGCCCTGAAAATCATCAGAACTGATCGAAGTCTGGGATTGTTTCTTGGAGTCCATCCGTATCTAAGTCTTCCTCTCCATCAAGCACTCTTGCGATATCTCTCAAATCGCCCCTCTCTGTGATATTAAAATTCATAAAATTTAAGTTGATGGAATTTTTGCGGAGGGCGTCACCAATCCGAACTGGTTCAATCGCGCCAGCTATGTCGCTACCAAGATGGCGAGCTTTGACATTGATAAGCTTATGCGTTCCAAATCTATTGCCCTCAGTTTCCATTTCATCCGCTGTTTTGTTACGCAAAATAAACATATGGGAACAGAACTGTGTGATTCGATCCGAAAGCGAAACAATCGACTCATCGTCTACAATATTTTGCGAGTTCCTGTTGTTAGTGATTCCATACCTGTTTGATTGAACAGAAGTGATCATTGGAATAACTGGATTGCCTTCATGCAAAATCTCCTTTTGAACGCATTTCTTAAACTTGTCCACCATTTCTCCAACCACCTGCCATTCAGATTTGTTCGCTATGTTTTCTGAAGTGGTTTTAATATAATCAAAAGAGAAGACCATGTGGTTGCCTCGTCCAACTTTTGAATAGTAGAATCGTTTTAAGGTGTTAACCATTGAGTCAACATCCATACCGCCTACATTATAGTAATAAAACTTTAAACTTTTGATCTTGGGCCATACAGCGCGGACTTTGTTCACAACTTCGTCGCCTGCCTGTCTCCACTTGCCACTTTCCAGCAAATGCATTGGAACACCCGAAAGCGCCGCGCATTGCCGCATGATAAGCTCCTCCTTGCTCATTTCGCCGTTGTCAAAGTGCAGCACAGGAACATCATACTGAAGGCTAACTTTGGTAGTATAGTCCATACAGAAGTTAGTTTTACCAACGCCAGATCTAGCTACTATGACTGTGATATTTCCTGGGCGCAATAAGGACCCATAAATTTCGTTGACCTTGGTATGCGGACCCATCATACCAAATTCAGTGACAGGATTATTGCCTCTATCCTCAATCAAATCCTCCATTTCTTCATAGATATTCTCGGGGATGTCATTACCCAATTCATAAAGATTGATTCTGGAATTGTAAATATTGTCCGCAGCTTCAATGATCGACCGATAAGAGGCTTCGGAGGGCATGTTTTTCATCTTCTTGCCAATCTGAGAAGACGAATCTAAAATTTCGCGGCGAATCGAGTATTTTTTAAGTTCTTTGGCCGTTTTAATCGTATTACCCTTAGGAACTTTGCGTAAGGCTAATGACTTAATGTAGTCAGCGGGATTCAAGTTGTCTTGAAAAGATATGCCAACATCGTTTACGCGCTGAGCAATTATAACTTCATCAACCTCGTCACCCGATTCAATTGCCTGTTGTATAATTCTAAAAATTGTTGAATGCAAAGAAGTATTTTCTGAGTAAAAATCTCCAATACCAATAAAATTAGATATCTCAGCTAATGCGTCAGGCTCTTTAATTAGCCCCGCCAACAATTGTTTTTCTAGTTCAAAGTTGTATATCATTATTCAGGGCTGTTTTCTTTGCTGTTATCAAGGTTATGTAGAAAATCACCCATTGTTTTGGTCAATGCGGCCTCGGTCATTCCTGAATCATACTTAAAATAAATTAGCGGCTCGCCCTGCTCTGAAGATAGAGCCATAAGTATGCCCTTGTATTTGTCAGCGCCACCAGACAGTTCATAAATTTTATCGACCCATTCTGTCGGCAACCTAAAATCACTCTCTTCGTTATTGTAGTCGTCTAAATTCATAAGTAAATCTCTTGGTCTTCAAAAAGAGACGCTGTAACCACGTCCTTCGGATAAACCTCTGCCAACTTTATATCATTAGCTTTGCAGAAGTCAAGCTTCTTTTCATCCCTTTTTAATTGATCACAATATTTAAGCCTATTCTTGTGGAAAAACTTAACATATTTAGTGTGCTGCGCTCCTTGAACCTCGACGGCAATTTTTTTGTTAGCGTTGTAAAAATCTAAACTTAACCTGCTACCCACAACCCTAAACTCTTCAAAAACAATATCATTTTTCCAATATTTATATAGGAATTTTTTTACCTGCGTTTGGAATTTGCTTCTGCTCGGCTTATTCCAGTCTATTAAATATTTTTTGGCGTTTTTAAGATTCCTTGTTTTTCCATACGCATCCGTAAACTTCATACCTGTATCTGCTCCTTAAAATAATCTACCAAAAATTTACACAAATCTTTGTCTTCCTCAACCGTTTTGAACAGCTTATTGTCGCCCTGTATCTTTTCTGGAAACTCCAGACTGTTTGCGGTAAGAAGCTCTTTAAAGTCATCCGTTGGTTTGATCCACGCCCCCTTCTTTTCGACGAACTCCCATGCGTAAAGTAAATCAATCACCTCTTTTTCTACCCAGATTGACGTGCCTTCTGTCCGCCCGTAGCGGATGGGATAGGAAACAGTGGTGTTGGTATTTTCATGCGCGGATTTTTTAATTGTAACCTTGGCATGGTGTCCGATTATGGGATTTTTCTTTGCGTCCATGGTTTTAACCGAGGGGTTTTGCAAAATCAAATCCCCCTTAAACCGAGGCTCAAATTCCATTATGTTATTAGCAAAGTGTAGCAGGGCATTACCTCCTGTTGCAGTAGTTTGCCTAACGGGAGACTTTGCGTATGGGTCAAGCTTGATATCAGCACGAACCTGACTGATGAATATCGCCATATGACCACGCTTGCCCAATGCGGTGCTGGTTTTCTTACAGAAGTCAGAGGCGATAACCGCACCCCCAGCAACCTTGCTGCTCTCCTCAAAATTCTTGCCCAAATCATCTTTACGAATTAAGCCGTCTACCGAATCCACAATAAAGCAGTATTTGATCTTATCGTCATTGTTTGTGATCAACTGTCTAATTAAGCCCATTGCTGTTTCATAGATATTGCTTTCAAAAACAAAACATGTTCCATCAACCCACTCTTCGGGGGAAAACACAAACTTTACACCCGACCTCTTTTGAACTTCGGGGCCAAGCCTGCCCTCCGCTTTAATGTACAGACCCCTAGAGTTTTCTAGACTCCCAAGAAAATTTCTCATAACTTGTAGGGACTCCGATGTCTTACCTCCTTCGTTTACACCCGTAAACCGATGTAACCCAGGTCCGAAGCCACCCGCCAGATATAGATCTAGTTGTAGTGAGCCACTGGAAACTTTGTATTCCACGGTGTCTTCAAAGTTGTAATGATCATCCTTGTTGGCCTTCAAATAATTACTAAGAATGTTTGTTGGGTTTACGTCGCTAGTCATTCAAAAAGTCTCTAATAGTTTTATTTTTTTTATTTATAATGCCGTCTTCTCCAGACTTCGCACCAATATCATAACTGTTATACTTTGATAAATCAACTCTAAAATTAAAGGCTCTAAACTTTTCATCCAAGGCGTCTCTTAACTTTTCGCTAACCAGATAAGCGAGAGAGTCGAACTTTTTGCCAAAGTTGACTATATTCATAAATTCTAATGAATATCGCTCACAAAGATCGTTAAGCATCTTCATCTCCCTTGCGAAAAAGGGTCGTCTCCCCTTATCGGGAACTTCCAGTAATCGGAAAAGAATTTCCCTTTTATTTGGACGTTTTGTCTTCGGCACCGTTAAACATATAACTGCAAGGTATATCACGGTCAACCATTTTTTTGACAAGTTGTAAAAAATTTGTCTGAGGCTGCCACCCCAACTCTTCTCTAGCTTTAGATGAATCACCCAACAAAATATCTACTTCTGCGGGTCTATAAAAAATAGGATTAATTTCCACTAGGCACTGGTCACCGTGAAAATATTTTTCATCCTCACCCTCTCCTTGCCAAGAACACATGCTACGATGAAAGCCCGCAAAATTAAATGCCTCTTCCACAAATTCCCTGATGGTGTGAGTTTCGTCAGAAGAAAGAACGTAATCTTTTGGTCGTTCTTGATTGAGCATCTTCCAGACGCCATCCACGAAATCCTCTGCATCGCTCCAATCTCGCTTTGCGTCTACATTGCCTAACTGTAGTGGTGTAATCTCTTCACCATTAATCGATTCAATAAAGATTCTAGCTACGTTTTTGGTGATCTTTCGCGTAACAAATTCTTCTCCACGCCGAACCCCCTCATGGTTAAACAGCCATCCTTGAACTGCGTAAAGATTATACGAGTCCCTGTAAACTTTAACCAAGTGTCTTGCGGCGCATTTAGAGGCGCCATACGGGCTTCTGGGGCGTAGTGGGTGTATTTCTGACTGTGGAGTCCACTTAACATCACCGAACTCTTCAGAGCTACCTGCGTTGTAATAGTGACAATGCGGGACATGTTTATGTATAGCCTCAAGCTGATGTAAAATCGCAAGAGCATTACTTTCCATGTGATTCAGGGGCATCTCCCAACTGCTTCCAACGAAAGAATTTGCTGCAAAATTAATAAAATAATCAGGTTTATGTTTAGCGATGACTTTATCTGTGTTTTGAGCATCTGTCACATCCAAGTCAATTAGAAAAAAACGGGGATTATTTTTTAGATGGGAAATATTTTTGTGATTTTTGACGCTTAAACGCCTTACACCGCCTATGATTGTGTGTTCTGTGTTTTTAAGCAGGTAGTCCGCCATGTGGCTTCCGTCTTGCCCTGTAACACCTGTTATAATAATTTTTTTCATTTATATTTTTCTATAAAATCGCTACATATGCCTTGGCACTCAGTTAAAACGTCACCGCCGACTTCAGGCATAACAGCAACGCTGTCTTTTATTGGTTGTTTCCCAGGAAACGCCCAAATGTAATTTTTGCTTGTTAGGGTAACATCATCTTTTTGGTGCCAGAAATAGTGTATATTGTAACCCCCAGTTGTGTTAAGGCGCCTCAGTTGCACCAAGGCATCTAAGTTTTTTGCATGACACCATAGAGATGGATTTTTTAGATAAACTGGATCAATTATCTCGGTTGGCTTATCATGGCCAAGATATAAAAACCCACCATCGCCCCACAAATCAATTTCGACATCAAACCCCTTGGTCAAAGCTTCATTAATATATGAAACCGTGTTTTCCCTAGCCTCTTGTTTGCCGCTAATGTTGCCGCGATGTGCTATTAAAATCATTTTAAGTATTTTTTAAGAAAAAGTCCAAATCTTCGGGAGTCCCCAAGCCCCACATTTTTTCAATATCAAAAGTTTTAACGACCTTACCATCCTTGATTGCCTCATTAAAGACAGGACACACATAAAACTCATTATTATGTCTTATGTTCTTTTGTATCATTTGTTCCGCATATTTAACGTAATCTGAGCCTTTTTTCCAGTAATAAATTCCGACCGTAGCAACATCTGAAATCGGCCTCTTCTCCGCAACCTCAGTAACGGTTCCATTGTCGTCAACTTTAGCAAAAGACCACTTTGGATGAGTGGACTTAAATGTAAGAATTCCAGCATCCGCATCCTGCTCTTGCATTTTATATAAAAACTCGCTTGTGTCCCACTCGACATATTGATCTGAATTCGCAATAAGGAGAGGGGCGTCAGTATTTATAATGCTCTTGCTTAAAAGGGTGGTGCAAGCCGCCCCCTCCGTCATCGCATCAACCTCTATAACGTTGCAATCAGCAGAGATTAAATTTAACAGAGCATCTAGATTATACTTATTTCGATGAGACTTTTGAACAATGAAGGTGTGCGGGCTTTCGCAGTTAAGATTTTCAACCACAACCTGAATCATCGGTTTTCCCCTGACCTCAATTAATGGTTTGGGAAAGGTGTAACCTGCGGCCTCAAAGCGGCTACCTGCCCCAGCCATTGGGATTAACACGTTTAAATTTGGATCTTGCCAGCGAGTGTTCATGAGCTTTTTGTTTCTTCCTAAGTGTGATGTTAGCTTTTTTATTGTTATTTCCTGAGGGCCACTAACTCGCCAAACATTGGCACCGCTGCGTTGAGCAGCTAATAGGCCATTGGGAGAGTCTTCTATAATTAAAGTGTTTTCTGGGTTAGTTTTCAAGTGGGACATTGCATCCCAATACATTTGCGGGTGTGGTTTTGAATTTTCTACGTCTTGATTAGAAAGAATATAATCAAAGAAGTGGATCAGTCCAGCACGGCAGAGCATCCCGTGAACTGATTTGCGGATTGCATTTGAGCAACATGCTATTTTTATGTTGCGGCTCTGAAGCCAAGTTAGCACCTCAATTAATTTTTCATCTGGCTTAATGCAGGATAGCTTTTTAGAGGTAATTTTTTGTTTTGCTTCCCATATCTCATCATGAGTGTTCCATGGCAGGCCAAACGATTCACTTAGCCTATTCAACTTGTCGTGAGTCTTTAAACCATCAAAAATATTCAAGTGGTCTACCTCACTTATGCAGAAGTCGCCACTGACTTTGCCCAGAGCTTCGTTTAAGGCTTCAAAATGGATTTGTTTGGTTTTTACCAAGACGCCATCTAAGTCAAATATAACTACATCAATCATCCCACAATTCTTGGTTTAGAAAAACAGATTGGCCATTTTCCCACATCTTATTCCCCATTAAATGAAACTTATATAGGCAGTGATTGTTTATCAAGAGGGTTTGACCATTAGTGTATTTAGCTAAATTTGTGCTTCTTTTCTCTTTAAAAAGTTCTCCTGAGAATTCATCCAATAAGTCACTGATTGGCCAACCATTAGAGCAGGACAAGCTATACTTACTGCCCGTCTTTAAATACTCGAAAACATTTTCGTACATTTTTGACAGCATGTCTATATTTTTTGAATTGCTGTAAAACCAGTGATCGGAAGCCCCTGCGTTTGTTTGATCCCAGTAAGCTTGATACATCTTGGTCATATCAAAATTCGGATCAAAATTTAAATGGCTTGTCTTGTTCTGGCCCTCTTTGTGATGACCAACATCGAACCTGCTAACCAAAACCGCATCATATACAAAGTTGCCACTCTGTTCCCGCCTGCTTTTCAATTCTATGGCTTTTTTCCTAGAATACAAAAAACTCAGAGTTTTAAAGAGGTCTCCTTGTGCCATTGCCGTGTGTGGAGAAAAATCCGCGCCGTCAAAAATGGACATTTCCTCTTTGAATGTTTTTTGAGGCTCAAAAAAATACCCAACAGGATTAAAAATATCCAGAAGATGCTCTTCTATGTCTGTGTCCCAACAATGTATGAAAACATCTGTGTCTTTGATTTTTTCTAAAAGCGTGGAGTAGTTTTCTGAAAATGCTCCGTCAGCTTTGACGCTACTACCTCGCGCTAAACCGTGTAGACATGTGGCTACTTTCATTCTTTTATATTTAGGCTTATTTTATCGCCATCGTTAAAAAATAATGCAGATTTATTAACGGAGGTATCATACAGGGAAATGCCGATTCTCGCCCTTTTTCTCATTATGCTATCTGGAACTGTGACTATCCCGCAACCCAAGTCCTGCGCTTCCAGTATTGATAGGGAGCGTTGACACCCAGCCCATAGCACATCGCAGTTATAACCCTCCGTTAAATGTACGGCCATTTTTATATGTTCCTCGGGATAAACGCCCGAATCAGAAATGCCGCCAGAAAAAACAGACACTATTGATGGAATGTTTTTGTCAATGGCGTCAACTGCTTCTTTAATTTGGTCAAATGTATGGATACATGTAACATTGACCTTTACGCCTTCGCCGCAAAGCTTTTTTATTAGTGGCGCCGTCGATATCTTGTCTGGTAAGAGTATCGGAATTTTAACAAAAATATTCTTAGCCTTAGAGGTCAGAAATGCAGCTTGCGCCTCTATCTCTTCTAATGTTCTGGCTGTAACCTGAAAGGATACAGGCTTATCACCCACAATCTGTAAGGTTTCGTCAATAAATTTATTATAATCATTAATTCCAGCGTCCGCAATGTAAGAGGTGTTGGTAGTAACGCCATCAACCTCTTCAATAAAGTCCTGAATGTTTACGCCATCGTAATATATTTTAGTTTTCATTTTTAATTAACTTATTTAGCCAAACGATGGCCATGAGTAAGGCAAATACCCCGTGATCTTTACTAACTTTCATTCTAAATGGCACGAAGCGAATAAAATACATGCACATATAAAAGATCCCTTTATTTATTATTGTATTTTTATCGTCCTTCAGTATAGAAGACCAATGGGATATTATATTTTTTGTTAAATTGTTTTCTATGTCTAAATCAAAATACTTATCAGTACATCTGTAATCAGACCCGTCAATGGAAATTTTTACATCCGCGTTTTTCCATTCATTAAATTTAGAGAAAATGGACTGGCTCATTTTGCCCAAGTCTAACTCGGCGGCGTCAAAAATATCTGACCCATCTGTATCTATGAGTTTAATCTGTTTGCCGTTCCACATGATGTTTTCCAAAGTGTCT